GCCGTAGTTTTGACTCTCGTTTTCTGTTGTCTCTCTGATTAGAGAAGATGTAACTAGAGAACCGTGCATTGCACTGAAGAGACTACCACCGAACATTCCTGCTACTCCTGCCATGTGGAAAGGGTGCATAAGAATGTTGTGTTCTGCTTGGAACACGAACATAAAGTTGAACGTTCCTGATATACCTAAAGGCATTCCGTCTGAGAATGAACCCTGACCGAATGGGTATACTAAGAATACAGCAAATGCTGCAGATACTGGTGCTGAATAAGCAACGCAGATCCAAGGACGCATACCTAAACGGTATGAAAGTTCCCACTGTCTGCCCATGTAAGCAGAGATTCCGATTAGGAAGTGGAAGATTACCAACTGGTAAGGACCACCATTATACAACCACTCATCTAGAGTTGCTGCTTCCCAAATTGGGTAGAAGTGTAAACCAATTGCGTTTGATGAAGGAACAACTGCACCAGAGATGATGTTGTTACCATACATGAATGAACCAGCTACTGGTTCACGGATTCCGTCGATATCGACAGGAGGTGCTGCAATGAATGCAACGATAAAACATGTTGCTGCTGCGAGCAAGCATGGGATCATGAGTACACCAAACCAACCAACATAAATTCTGTTGTTTGTTGAGGTTACCCACTGACAGAACTCAGACCAACCTGATAGTAAGCCTTGTTCCTTTCTTGAAAGAGTTGTCATGAGGACGTTAAATTTAAATAGGGCTCAAGGGACGAGCGATATTTATATTTCCATCAATCCCTTCACTGATGGATATGAGAGACGTAATTTATTCTCCCTTAGGTCTCGGTTAAACGGGAGTATTAAATGTCAGCAAAAGCAGACGTTGTTATATAGTATATAGTAATTGTAAAGTTTTGTCAACTAGTTTATAAAATATTCACTACACCTACCATTCCACCGTGAGCTGTGCATTGATACACATAAGCAGTTCCAGCAGACAATGACTGTGCTGGTGTATAGAATAAGAATCCTGTTGTAGATCCACTAATACCATCAGTAACTGTTGCACCACCATTACTTTCTCTAATCTCAAATGGATGAGAACCACCTGCCTGATTCTGGAATCTATAAGTAAATCCTCTGAATAAATTAATGGTTGGGTTATCAGTTGCAGGATTAGAACCACCACCTGATAGTCTGTAGGCAGATGATCCGTTATTAGTTACAACAAATGCTACGTTGTGATCTGGTCTAGGAGTATCAACGAAACTAAGCGTTGCCGATCCATTCGTAACAAGAACTTGATTGAGACTCCCGTCACTTGTAGGGTAGGTAAGTCCATTAAGCACTGCAGTACTGGTACTCTTAAGATTAACAGCAGTTACAATTCCACTAGCATTAACAGAACGATTATTAATATCTTGAACTGTAATATCTGGTGTTCCAGTTAATCCCTGAGAGGTTGTTGATATTCCTGAAGTGGTTGCGTATCCTGCTGTCGTTGCTGAAGTTGCAGTGTCTGAGTTACCAGTTACATCACCAGTAACAGCACCCTTGAATGTAGTTGCTGTAATAACACCAGTAATATTTGCTCCACCTGATCCAGTTATATACTTACTATTAAGATCTAAGTCACCACCAAGTCTCGGTGTAGTGTCTAAGAATACAGAAGACAATCCACTAATACCAGTTAGTCCTGCACCATTACCGTAGTATGTACCACCAGTAACAACTCCGACTGTTGTTATACCGACAACAGTTAGGTTCCTACCTATACTTGCATCAGTACTGATCGCAACAGAGTGAGAATCTAAATTTATTGCGCCAGGACTTTCGATTGTAGGAGTTCCACCTGAACCTATAATCGCAATCTCTCTTACGCCAAAACTTCTATCTGCCATTGGTATTTGTTTTTAGATATTTATGAACGGTAGACTATTTTTAATCCACCACCCGTGAACTTCATTCCTTCACCACTAATTGTTTTAAAATTAGGGGTCTCAAATGTCTGGTCTTCATTACCAGTAGGAGCATCCCAAACAATGCAAGGGAATGCACCCTCTAGACTATTTACATCTGACCATGAAGATGCATTAGCAGTACCAGAATCAACTCCATGATGAAACTCAGATGAAGGTTGTAGTCCAACTGTGGTAACACCAACAGGTTGACTATTACCCCTCAACCAATTCCTTACATCTTGCCAACCCCAGTCTCTATTATACTGCATCTTGGTAGTAATCATACCTGCTGCTACAGGACAGGCAGCACTGGTTCCACTAAATGAACCATCAACCCAATTACTATAAGTGCTATTACTATAAGTATCTCTTCGTGATTTACCTGAGGTAGAGTTAACTGCTGTAACGATACCATCAGCAGAAGCAAAGCAATCAATCTCATTACCCATGTCACTATAAGATACCTTACGTTCCTTATAACTTCCATCATAAGTTCCATAAGAATCATCAAGAGCACCAATATTAATTGCTCTGTAAGTATATACTGTTCCACCTATACCAGATCTTATCATACCTGCCTGTTGCGGGAACCCTCTTCTATTAGTATAAGGATACTTTTGTCTTCCAAATTCAGAAAAATAATTCTGTCCCACAGTAACACCAGCACCAGTATTAAAGAAGTTATTAAAATCAGGATGATCTGAACTAACTTGCTTTTGATTACTATTACCAGCAGCACCAACAAATATAACACCAGCATCAATTAATTCATCAGCAGCTTGTGTCATACTGCTTGGTAATAATTCTCCCTTCATTCTATAAGAATCACCAAAATAACCAACCCACTTCATGAATCCAGGTTTAGTATTACTTCCATTATAAGGACTACGATTACCACCAACAGTATAAGATATACCATTAGTGTCACCACGATAATAATAATATCCCTCATCAGATGGTACAGCACGGTATCCCCAACTGTTACTTGAGACAGTAGGATCTTGAGTACCATACTTAGGATTATTTGGTTTCATTTGATGGAACAACTTTTGTGCATCAAACCCTGCTTCAATACCAGACCCATTAGTACCATATAAATTTAGATTCCATTTGTTAGCATTAAATGCCCAACCTTGTGTTCTACCACAACTAGCAGCCATGCATTGTGTGCCATGAAAACTTCCATTCTGTGCTAATTGATTATTATCTCCATTACAAGATGCTCTAGTATAACTTGTACTTACATTTGCAGTTCCAAATGTAGAGAATCCAACCGAACGATATGCTGAACTACTAAATCTCCACCAGTTCCTTGCTACCGATTCAACAGGAACAGTAGTTCCATCCCATCGAAGTTCTAATCTTGAGGCAGGATTTGCATTAAAAAAGTCTGGGTCAATATAATAAGGTGCTTCTAAAACCAAGTCACACAAATCACATGTACCACTGGTAGTTGATATACCACTTCTACTTAATATATTACCATCATTATAATTGTCAGGTCCGCCGCCAGTGGCATCAGTTTGAAACTCTACATGACCAAACCAACATCCCTCATCACATACAATAAGATCTACATCTCTACCATCACCTTCATGTAGAATTCTATTCATTAATACTTCGTTATCACCAGCAGAACTATGAGTCCAAGGATCTGCTAACTGAGCATGTCTATAAATTTGATATCCAGTACGTTTTAAATCATCATCCGTTAACGTACTAGGCATGAGATTATAATCTCTATGATTTTTTATTGCCTGTGCATATCTAAACGTCTGCCCTGCTACTAACTCATCAGCAGGAGGAGAGTAATCTTCCTGTGCTTCCTCAACATAAAGAACTTTAGGATGCTTTTTTAATTCTGTTGCTTCATCATCAGTGAGCATATAAACTGCTCTAGTTTTACTATGTTCTTTTAAATCATCTACTGTGATTGATTCAGATGGTATATTATCTTCTAAAGATCCATCTTTACTTAATTCTTCATGGATGTAAGTCCAGTCTTCTGGAGCAGTACATCCAACGGCATAACGCTTTTTAGACATAAGACTAGAGTAGTGTTCCTCTTACAAATCTGTAAGTTATAACTCCATTAATTCCTGATACAGGAGTTGCTTGAAGTGATACAGTTCCACTTGATATTGTTGAACCAACAGATACTATTGCTGAAGGAGAAGTCATAACTGCATACTCATTAGAGTAACAGTTTGTTCCATCCTGCATGAGCAGAACTTTTTGAGACTGTAAGAATGTACCAATACCAAGATGTAACGTGTACTCAGCAGTCTTAAAGTCAAGCGATGCTGTATTGAATGAGTCTATAGTTACAGGAGTTCCAGCAACACCAGCGAAGGTTCCAATTCCAGACTCAACACCATAGTGACCACCAACTTGTAATTGAGTATTAGCTTTAGTTGTACTAATACCTGCCTTAGATGTGGTATGAATACCAGCAGCATCTGATTCCCATAAACCTTGAGATGCATTGCTTACTGTAATGGTTGCTGATCCAGAAGATACAACTGCACTAATACCAGCACCAACAAAGTTAAGTGTTGTAGCAGTACCAGTAACAGATCCTTCATCTTGAATAATAACACCAGTTCCTGAAGCAACAACTCCAGTTAAACCTGACCCATCACCATAGAATTTATTAGCACCAGTTATAGAACCCGCAATAGATACTGCACCATTAATAGATACGGATGCATTACCATCAGGTGTTGTCCTACCTATACTTAATGTACCTGAATTTTGTATAACAAGATGGTTCTTACCACTTGTATACAGAGCAGCATATGCATCATGGGCATTCTCCATGACCAAACTTCCACTGGAATTCCAAGGCATCCATATATGTCCACCATAGAATCTTGCATTACCAGTAGCATTGATTGAGTATGTGTTTGACCATGTAGTTCCAATACCAATCTTACCGTCTACGTATAGGTTACTAGCAGTACTATCACCAAGATATAATTCAGCATTATCAGCAACATCATCTGCTATCCCTGCTTTATTTGCATAGTCTTGAGTAGTCTCAATGGTAGCAATACCATTATTAACGGTAGCAGTAATACCAGTTCCAACAAAGTTAATTGTTGCAGCAATACCAAGAGCAGCTCCTTCTTCTTGAAGGACAACACCAGATCCAGCAGCAGTAACACCCGTTAGTAGTGAACCATCTCCAACAAACTTAGTTGCTGTAGTAACACCAAGAATAACATCAGGTGTACCACTCAATCCTGTTGCATTACCTGATAGATTACCAGTAATAGTATCTGTAAACCTAGCATCACCATGAACATCAAGATAGTACTTAGGAATTGCACTGTTGATACCTACGTTACCGTAGTCAGCATTTGATGGATTACCACCAGTAATATTAAAGAAACTAGTACCTATATTACCACTTGCTTCCGAGGCAATCTTAAAGTTACCTGCGTTGTTATCTAACCTAAGACCAATAGTTAAACCATCAGTTGTGTTACCATCCATATGGAGGGTAGCAGTCTTCTTAAAGTATTGATCATCTTCTAATTTTAATATTGGTGACTGACCAGTGATTTGAACATTATCTCTAACACCTAAGACACCACCAACATACATTGATCGTCCAGCACCAACATAAGCATCACCAGTTGTGTTGAGTTGATCAACAGTAATAGAAGGTGTACCTGTTATACCACCTGCAGATCCAGCAGTGTCTGCTACCAGTGCATTAGTTGCATAATTTGATGTGCTTGCTACTCCACAATTGGTTGCAAAACTTGCAGTTCCTGTAAGGTCTCCCTTAAATCCAGCAACAGATGTAACAATTCCAGCAAAGTTAGCAGCACCAGTTGAGATGGTATCTCCTTCTATTGATATTCCTTCATCTGTAGTAGAGAACTTAAGTACATTATTAAAGAATAGATTTGCTGCACCGTTAGGAATAAAGGATGCACCCAATTCACCATTATACCTAATGAATACTCCACCAGTACCAGTGTTAGTAAGATATAAACCTCCATCACTATCACTATTAATTACATGAAGTCCAGTAGTAGAGTTATTAGTACCCCAGAATATATCACCATAATTATTTGCACCACTATTACCAAATCTAGCAACAGCAGATGAGTCATAGGTAAATGTATACCCATTACTCATTGATACATTCTGACTAATTGAATTAGTCAAGTAACTACTGAGATCTACAGGAGTATATGTGAATACACCAGTTGAACTATTGTAATTAAAGGTTGCAATACCAGCAGGTGCTCCATTAGATGCAGACAATGATGTTAATGCAATACCTGAACCACCAGCAGCAGTTAAGTCAGCAGCAGAAACCCACTTACCAGCAGAGTTATCCCACTTAAGAACATGACCATCAGTTGGTGATCCTGCATTAACATCTGTTAGATCATTAAGAGCAAGAGTTGCAGCAACACCAGTTAGACTTGAACCATCACCAACAAACTTCTGTGCTGTAACTATTCCAGTAAAGTTTGCACTTGATAAACCAACTACATCATGATTAAAGATTGCATCCTTATGGAATGTTGATACTCCACTAACCTTAAGGTTATTAACTATATCAACTAATGCATTATCAGAATCAAGATATAAATTACCAGATACACCGTAAATATTATTTGTTCCAAAGGTTCCTATTCTTAAGTTCCTTATCTGTGCTTGTGCAGCAGTAACAATTCCAAGAGCATTGATGTCTGTAGCATTAAGATTACCTGTACCGATAAGTCCACCAGTTAAATCACCAGTCACATTACCTACAAGATTACCATAGAACTTATTAGCAGCAGTTATTGAACTACCACCAGATATATTACCAGTAATATCTAAAGTATCACCCTTTACTTGTCCAGTAGCACTAAGGATTCCTACAATATTAACGCCACTATTACTCGTCTCAAATTTCTTAACATCCCCGTAGTACAATTCAGCGGCTCCTTGACCATTGAATACAGCAGACTTAAGATTACCTGCATTAGATATGACTACACTACCACCATTGGTATGTCTAACTCTTAATATAGTATCACCCCAAGCATGTCCTGCATCAATGTAACATGATCTATCTGTAACAGGATTACCTGTGGTTGCATATGATAATTGTAATGCAGAATCTGCTCCAATATAAACTCTCTCACTAGCATATAATCTACCAGTAATACCAGCAGTTGATGCAACACTAATATATCCAGTAGACGTTACATTTCCAGTGAAGGCTGCTCCAGCAAGGGATGCTTTTGTACCAATCAAATTGGTCATTGAAGTGCTGAAGTTTGGATCGTCTCCCAATGCTGCAGCTAATTCATTCAATGTATCCAAAGTTGCAGGTGCTGACGATACGATACCAGCAACAGCAGCATCAACATATCCTGGTGTAGCAATACCAGTTAATGTAGAACCATCTCCAGTATATGCACCACTAAATCTTGTCGCTGTAATGACACCACTGGTTACAACACTGGTATTACTTCCAATACCAATAGAAACATTCTCCCATCCAGTAAGTTGTGAGGTATTAATTCCTGTTATACCAGAACCACCACCAACAAAACTACCTGCATAATGAGCACCGTAAGTAGTAGTACCACCACCTAAAACTTCAAACTTCTCATTACCATTATGATATAAAGTTACACCCTGATCTATCTCAAACTTTGCACCAAACTCACTATTATTAAACTTAAGGTTTATATTTGTTCCGTTAGAATTTAATGTTAGATCTCCATCACCTGTCTCTGAAATATATGATCCTGCACCGTCATGATACACTTCTAGATCCGATCCATCTCCGAAGACTGCCTTCTTATTATCCTTCCATTGAGCATTATTATTAAAGGTTGTAATGCCAGTGAATACATTATCTCCAGAGAAGGTCAATCCAGTTAATCCAGATCCATCTCCAGCAAAACTTTGAGCAGTTACAACTCCTGTAAAGACTGCACTTGTAGCACCTATCGCAGCAACATTTATATTAGGTGTTCCTGTTACACCTGATGCTAAACTTGCAGTACCAGTAACATCTCCATACAACATTGTTGCAGAAATTGTGCCAGCAGCAGAGACTGTTGTAAATGTACCAGCAGTACCAGTAATGTTACCACTAAATCCACCCAAGGATGTAACAATACCAGACGCATTTATATTATTAAAGACTGATTGACCTGTGGTATCAATACCAGCAAGTGCTCCTGTTCCAGCAGTACCGACATTATCTGTCAGACTAATTGTTGCTGTTCCACTATTAAATGTTGCGGTTACAGAAGTACCAACAAAATTAATTGTCGATGCAGTTCCAATAGTGCTACCTTCTTCTTGAATAATAACACCAGTTCCCGAAGCAGTAACCCCAGTTAATCCTGAACCATCACCAACAAATGCAGAAGCAGTTATAATTCCTGAAGTATTAACACTTCCATTAGTTCCAATACCAGCAGCAGGAAGATTAGTTAAATTTGATCCATCTCCATAGTAAGTAGCACCAGTTACGATACCAACATTGTATGTCTCTGTTCCAGTACCAACTACACCATCTAATTCTTTATTAACTATCTCAATCCAAGAACCAGCATGAGCATAATATGCTCTA